ATTGAGATACGGTACTCTTTAACTTATTGAATACTTTTGCATTTTCTTTTCGTAAAACTAACTGATCCTGCATTGCCTTTACACCGCCAGCAGCAAAGCCTTGAGCAAAGCTGGATGCTGCTGTTTGCAGGGGGGTAGCCTGTTTTTTTGTTTTAAAAGTAAAAGCCATTAAGACTTCTGCAATCCTGTATGAACAAGAATAGCATTACCTACATGATAAGTGTGTGATTCTATATCAAGATTGTAAACTGTGCCGCTGCCTTCAGCTTGCTCAACGCTGTTCACTTTATTGTTGCCCCACAGTTTATCACCAAACTTTATATCCCTGGATAGCTTCAATGAGCCATCTGCCATAATGAATGGATGATGTTTGGTAACTTTCAATCCATTGATTGCAATGTCGCTTATTCTATTATATTTATGAACTTTCTTTATAGGTTTAAATCCCCTGGTAGTGCTGATTACATCACCGTCTTTTAGCTCGCCTATAGGAATAAATCCACTCTTTCCTATTACTGGAACTGTGTAGTCAAAATAAGTCCATGCCATAGTTCCGCCACTACCCACTGTAGCAGCAGCTTTCATTCCATAGTATGTTCCCCCTGCGCCAACTACATCACTTAATGCCTGCTGCCACCATTCAGGCTGCATATCTAATTGTGCCTGTATACTTGCTCTTTCCGTTTCTTGAGACATTAGAAATTGTGATTGTGCCTGGGCTACTTCCTGCTCTCTTTGCAGTAATTGGTCTAATGTTAAACCTGTTTCCAATCCTAATCTTTTTACGTCAGCCAAAGATTTTAATTCACTTATATTAACACCACTTATTATATCACTTAAACTTCTTGCGCCACCTTCTTGAGCTTGTTGGAAGACACCTTCAAAAGTGCCTGGATCAAGTCCTTTAGAAAGTAAATAATCTCTTAATTCTTTTTCTAATGCTCCACCTTTTCTAGCTGATCTAACTTCTGCCATTCTTGTAGATTGTCCTGTAAGCTCCTTAATAGTTTTTTCATATTCAGCTAATTTTGCTTCAACGTCTGATTCTCTTTCTTCTACTTCTGCTTCTGCAGTTTCTATTTGTAGTATACCTGCTTTTGCCGATGTCCAATCAGTATATATATTGCCTTTCTCATCTATTAATGAGCCATCCGAAAATGTGAGGTTCTTATCTGCAATAAGTTGTAATGAATGTGCTTTTGCGTCCGCTTTCGCTTGTTTATGTGACCTTCTATTCTCACCGTAAGCAAAAACAGAAAATTCTGTACCATCTATTGCAATATAATAATTTACTCGACCTCTCCAATTTTCTTTTCCTCTTTTTGCTAATTTCATATTATTACCTTAATCTTATAATGCTCTTCCTAGTTTAACTTCTGTGAAATGCCATTTTCCATCTACTTTGACTGATAAGTAAAGAGCGCCATTGCTTTTACAAATACCTATATCAAGATCATCACCATCAGATTGATGAAATAATCCCTCATTCCTTTGAACGATAGCTACTTGAGTAGTGTTCCTTAAAACGTCTAATTCTGTGTTCACTTCCTCATCTATCATGGATTTCTGCCTATCATATCATAGTCTAATTGAATGTCATCTAATTCAAAATCTGTTTCTGCACATTCTATTTGTACTTCTAGTGTCTTGCCTACCATTTTTAAATATTTACCGCTGCAGGTCTTTGTTGATTGCGACGCAAATGTAAGTGCTTTATATTCTGTTCCACTCTCTGTTGTATTGCCATTTGTAAACAGTTTTGCCGTTACATTACCACCTGCTTTGTAAGTCAGATAAATACGGTTAAATCTTTTCTTCATATCAGGAATACCAAAATCAAAACGCTTTGATTTAATTGTTGCAGTTGCACTACTTAAAGTGCCACTGCTTCCTATTTCTATCACTCTTACATAATCATCTCCTCCTTCATCTTGAGCATCTTCAGCAACCAAAGGATACAGATTATCTCCCAATATTAAATTTGAAAGCTTTTGTAAAGTAAAAGCAGTTAGTGCTGTATATTTTTCATTTGACCATGATTTAGTATCAAAATCATAAATATACAATCTGTTTGTTGTGGTAGCGTCGCTATCTGTTACAATAATAATCCGATTATTAATTGCATCATAGCTTACAGAAGGTCTATCTAAAGTCAATCCCTGCCACGTTTTACGAATAGCATAAGAAAGCTCCACTGCGCTGGATGGAGTAATTAACGAAACGCGATTTACATCACAGGCAATAATTCCAAATGGGGTCTGTGTGATCGCATTTCTATTGCGCGCTCCTATCCCTTTTAATCTTTTTTCCTCATATATCTTACCACCGCCAACATTGTATATATAAACTCCTCTTTCCTTAAAAACAAATAATCTGCTTCCCCACGCTTCTAACGCTACTATTTTATCACCATCTTTTCTAGATACATCAAAGAAACGAAAAGCATAGACTTCATCCAAAAGACCTGGGCTTGTGTGATAAACCCTTGAATCATAAATAACATCCTGCTCATTTTCATCTTTAGTCTTTACATTACCATAAAAAGCACGATTATCTATAACTACAGCTGATACCCATCTGTGCGATTCAATAACCTGTTCAGCAGCTCTGCCTGTCGAAGAATTATATGTGGAAGCTAAAACTCCATCATTCGGAATATACCAAGTAGCTACTTTATTAGAAGCTACTGGAGCTGCGTAAGCATGGCGTAGCCCTGCTCCAGCAGTATCGGTAGCTGGAAGGGCATTTGTTTGATCTCTGTAATTTATTGGATCGCTGTCGGCAAAAGTTACTATACAATCTGCTGTTACGTCTGTAACGGCAGTTGGAATCCCAATTTGCGTATCTGTCATTGTTAAAACTGTTTTATAATTTATTGAAGAACCTGCCCAAAATATATCTGTAGACTCATAATTAAAGCCTGATGCTGATTTTGTATCCAACACCCACAAAGATGCACTACTGGTATTACTACCGCCATCACTGGCAAGAATCAAATTTCGCGCTCCTGAACCTCTCACATTAGCAATATCAGGACATGGAATCCAATAGCCCATATTCTTTGCTGACAATGTGCCTAATGTGTAAGCAGAGATGTCAGTAGCCCTATAATCATCTTTCCAGGCGTTGTTTATATCTAAATCAATTACATGATACCAATCCACATTACTAGTACCGCCTACTTCAAAAGGTTTCCAGTATATACTCAATCCTGTAATTCTTTTGTTAAAAGAAGTTGTATTCATTACTACATTAATTACTGGTGGTACTTTTTTATATCCACTAGCCCAATTATTTGCCAACACACCAATTGTACCATCACTGTTTTTTGCTAAAGCGCTATCCTGTGCATAATCATATTGAAATGTTACAGTGTACCTGTCCAGACTAAAAAATGTATCATCTGTCAAGTCGTCCATTACCTCATAATCACCTGTGCCGTCTGATGGATAATGAATAAAAAGACCTACCTTATTGACTGCATCTACAGTATCTCCACCGTCAAATGGCGAAGTCATTTCTACTACTGTAGGTGGTGTTAAATCAGTGGATATGGCATTCCAGGAATTTTCAGCAGAAGCATCTCCAGGTTGTGTAAATCGCTCACTTGTAGAATAAGTTACCCCCTCACCAAAAATGTCACGCTTAATATGACCATACCATTGGGTTGTATTTGAATTGGAAAAAGTGCCATCACTGATCCTTAAAATATCATCATGGACCAAATATGATGGATTATGAGTGGTTGCTGACCATTCTGAACTTGATAAAATATTTGCCCAAGTGCCACCTGTTCCATCACTACTGTCATATCTTCGTATTCTGCTCGCTGATAATGCTGTTTTCTCTGAATAAACATACCATTGCGTTGAAGTTTGAGCATTCGCAGCATCATATTGGGTTCTATAAGTAAGAAATCCCCTACCCTCATCAGTCTCTAGATTAGCAGTATCAACTGCTGTTTTAATTACATTTATTTTAGGTTTTTGGATTACACCTAATTTTGAATTGTCTACGTCAGAAAAAGTTTGATATTGATCTTCTCTTAAATCAAGCTCTGACTGAAACGTTACCAAGCCACCTGAAAAATTGTTTATAGGCTGCCTGGGCATTAGAAATCATTATAAGGAAGATTAAAAGCAGGTTCACCAAAACGCTTCTGACCATCATCCACTATTTTGTTTTCCCACTCTTTAAACTCATTTTTAAAATAGGGAATTAAATTCATGTCGCGCAATCTTTCAGCTACTTTCCAGCATCCATAATAAATCAATGCCTCATTATAGCGTGCATCAATCTCTGGAGTATCTGATGTTGTTAAAGTCGTTGGTGTCCTATAATAATAAACTTTTATCGCTTTTACTGCGCTGGGAATAGGGAAAATACCTAATTTTGTTTGGTTTATATAATAGCCTTTGCCTGTAGTTAATTGCACTTCTGAATCATCGCTGGCAACATCGTAAATCTGATCCATATTAATGCGAGTCATTTGGTCGCCATCATAATCCACTCTATAAATACGAATCATATCAGACAAATTAGTAGACACAGTAGTGCTTGCAGGTGTAGTTTTTGACCAATCTGAACCTGTGAGCAGTACATACTGTCTTTGATCAGCCACCGAATTGCGTGAACCGTAGGCAGGAAACAGATCCGCTGCATCTCCTAAAAGACTCTGACCCTTGTTTATAAGATCAAATATTACTGCATCTGTTATTACAGAGGTGTCTTCAGCACCAGTAATATTTCTTACATCTGTTGTTAATGTTGCTAATGTTGCCATATTCTTCCTGTTAAAGCGTCAGGGGCGACTAGCGCCCCTTAACACTTTTTTTAACTCCTAGACATCTGTTCTAGCTGAAATATATTGAATACACGCATAGTCTTTACTATTGAAAGCTGTACGAGCTACTCCATATATCCAACCAGCAGACACACCTAACTTGTTGGCATAATCAAAGGATTTTTCTACCCATTTCATTTCGCCTGCGCGAGCAAAAGCTAATGCTCCAGCGCCCATGAATAGGTTTCTTGCTCCTTTTATGTTACTGCCACTACCCATCGTATCAGATGTAGTGATGTCCTGATGTGAATGAATGATGACATTACTATAAACACCTAATGCGCCTTTGAACAGTGGGTTATCACTCCCACGAACATTGGCATATTGCTGTATAGTTTTCCATGCACTCAATTCAAACAGGTCATACGCTACCTCTGGATGGACTATAAGAACATAATGATCTTCACCAGCAATTCTTATAGGTCGCATTCTCCAGTTTGCTGATGCACCTAATGTTGCAATTGTCTTCAGCCTGGTAATGTCTGACAACTGGATTGATCCAGCTGCTGCCAAACTACCTGCCTGATCTGAATTGCTATAAGAGGACGCATCACTAGTAACTGCTAATACGTTTCCAAACGTACCACTGGTTGCTGTGGCTGCGCTAAAGATTTGACTATCTACATCTTCAGCATATACTC